GCAATTTGTTCCTTCAAACGGGCCATTGCACGACCTGCTGCGCGAACATGAAGACCTACAATGTCCCAAAGGGAGTCAGCAATGACTTCCTCGGTAAAGGAGAGCTTAACGCCCTTCTTTGAGACTTTGCCTTCAATCTGCTTAGCAAATGCGAGTGCCTGTTCTGGGTACTCTTGTCCTTCAGGAATTTCTGCTGCCTGAATTGCATTAACTGCTGGAAACTCCAAGGAGCGTCCTTTTCCTAAGCGCACTGTCGAAAGCAACGGAGTAACGAGTAACTGTGGCTCTGCTGCTTCCTTTAGGGTACGAGAGATAACTTTAGGAAAGAGTGCTGCTGCGTCTGGGGACGAAAAAGCCTCTTTGATAGTAACTCTGTTATTTTCATCTACGTGTCCATCCTCGGTTAGTGCAGTCTCCCATGCTGGGAGACCCGAGAGGAGCTCTTGGATTGTCTTGCTCATCTTAGGAATATTCCTCCTGTGTTATTTTCTTAATTAAAGTGTTAAATTGACGCGGAATGCACCAATAACATTGTTTACATCCAGATTAGAACGGATACCCAGTTTTCCTGAGAACGATCCTGAGCGGGTAAGCTCATAAACTGTCTTCAGTGCACCTGGATCTGATGGCAACTGCATGTATGAAAGCAGACCGTCATCAAAGTTGGTAGCAAATTTCTCTACCTCAATAACCTTACCAACCTGGAGGTAAGGATTTGTACCACACAACGCCGTTGTTAACGACACTGGGCGACCCATATGGTCAGCTCTGATTAAAGAGCCTACCGTTACATCATCATTGACCAATGAAACCATTGGATACTCTACGTAACCACGTGCGATAAAGCCTGCACCCTGTGAGGTGCCCTTATCGAATGGACGGTAGAGGTCGTACTGTGCTACGCCAACTGGAACTGACAAAGCAGCAACTGCTACAGAATCGGTTGCACCTGACGAATAAGCTGGTGTTGCGCCATTCAAAGGATCCCACGATGCTGGCATCGCGTCACCCCAAGTAACACTTGAACTACTACCGTTTGCAGGTACGATTCTTGCATCACCATTTGCGTCAGCTACTACTGAAAGAATGGTGCCCTTGGTGATTACGATCTCAAAACGATCATCTTCACTGTCGAGGTACCAAGTTGGAAGGCCCTGTGATGGGAGCAAATAAGCTGCTGGGGCGATACCCTCAGAAACTACAAAGCGACCAGAACCGGTTTTGGTGCCTACTTTACGAAATTTTGCTAATGACATTTTATTTCTCCTTGAAATATTTGTTGATTAAAGTTTACGACGACCCATAAGAGCATCTACAAAAAGCTGCTCTGAAGTATTGGTAACCTGTTTTTTCGACTCTTCTTGTTCTCCATCGATTGTGATGACATTGTCTTCACTTTCAACAGCTTCAATTTCCGAGCTGATTTCTGGCATTGTCCCCTTAGCCTTTTTGGCTACTGGCATTCCTGCTAGATCTCTTAGAGAATCAGCCAACGATGATGCAGTGCGCTTTACGTGCTCTGCAATTGACTCTTCTCTTGATTCAGGTCCCTCAATTCCAGCTGCAATCTTTGTGTCCACAACTCTCTCTGCGAGAGTTCTGTGCAATGCGCTCTTGAGTTTTTGATTTTCTTCTTCAAGCATTTGAAGCTTCTTACTTGCGTCATCGGCATCTTGCTCAGAAGCTTGTTCTGGACTAGTGAGCTCTGCCTTTGGCTCTTCAACTGCTTTGTTTTCTTCAGTAACCTCAGCGTCTACAGATTCAACAGCTAATTCAGCCTGTTCTTCTACCGACTCTGAAGTTTCATTAGAAATCTTTTCTTCTTTTACTTCTTCTTGTGCAGCTATTTTTGCTGTCAAGATGTCAACCAAATCTTGATCTTTAACTTCAGTAGCCAAAACAAGTGCTTGCTTTAATACGGAAACCATATCCTGGCTTTCTGCTACCGGCTCTGAATCAGCGCCTTTTTCTTCTGCAGTCTCAACTTCTTCAGGCTTGACTTCCACTACTTCTTCTGCTGGCTCTGCAACAGGTTCCTGCGATTCCTGAGCTGAAACTGCGGTAATTGTTGAGAGATCTTGGCTAAGGCTTTCTACAGCAGCCAAAACATCCTCATTCTGAACGCTTTCTTCCATTTTTGAATTCTCCTCATGATCTTCATTATTATCATTCTCATTAGATAGTAATGAGTTGCTATTGTATTTGTAATTTTCACTTTCATGAACAGCAATAGCCGTAAGGAAAGAGCCCTTTAGATGTAGATAAAGTGGTTTAGATTCTTTAGATTTTAAACCTGATAGAATCGATTTATGCTCTTCTACTGAATATATATCTTCTTCATCCATATTAAGTACGAATGCAGAACTTCTTGCTACCCAGTCATCTGAAGAGTTTTCTACTTTAACATCTCCAGAAGAAGACTTTCTTACTCCAGACTTAGAGTCTGCTGGCTGGTTGACAAATGAATATTCCTTAAAGGAAATGTCTTGCATGTCAATAAATGCCAACTTGCCTTTGTAAACTTGGCCTCTTTTAAACTTTTGAGCCTTTGGTCTGCCATCAGCACTTTCAGATGCTAGGTCGTCTCCAGATATTGAGCAGACTGCTTTGCCGGCTCTTCCGCCAACTGAACCTGTCAAGTATCTTTTGTCAAGAACTTTTTGGATTGCTACTGGGTCAGTGATTGCAACTTGTAAACGAACGAAATGTGAACCATCTTCTTCTTTATCCATCTTTGCTGCCATAACACGGCCAATTGGCTCTGAATTAAGATCATGGTTCAAAATGATTGGCTTAGGATAAGGCTCAACCCATGACTGGAGAGCTTTTTCTAATTCTATTGCAGAATAGTTATTATAGTTGCCAGTCAATCCGTTCATGGATAGCTGCAACTTCAATGATTAAACCTTTGTTTGCATTTTGCGATTCTGAGAAGTCTAAATCCATATCAGCAAAATCTGGCAGCTGAACCGTAAAGGTTTCCACAAAGTTAAAAGCCATTTAATTCTCCATTTTTTAAAATCTGTATATATAGTAAATTTGTTTTTATAACATTAAACAATTTTATATAAAGATATCATATTTTTACCATGTTTTCAAATGCAACAGAAATTCTTGGATCTCCACCCTTAGTAAAGGCTTCGAGCATTTCTTGGTGCATGATGTGTGGGGCATATATATATGATGCTGAATATAGCTCTGTTATGCCCTTTTCACGGGCATTAGCACACCATCCAAGGTCTTCTCCTTGTGAATGAAAAACGTAATCAACCTTATTATATGTATCTTTTGACATCATTTTTGCAGCCATAATAATATCTGACTTGAAATAACTTCCAAGTGGATAGTTTCTAGCTCTGTTGGCCTTATCGCCTGATTTGTCCAACCATGTCATAACGCTTGGGAAATCTGTTCCAATTGGCGTCATGAACATCAATGGACTAACTGCGTCTGCCCCATCTTTGATGTGGCTTATTAACAATTCTATAGTTGACGTATTGTGAATAATAATATCTGAATCTAGGCTAAAGAAATAATCTGGTTGATATTTTCTTACTTCACCCAAAAGAGTATTTCTTAAACTGACCATATTGTGATACTTAGACATTGTCCACTGTCTAGACTTAGGATCATGCTCATGGTGAGCAAGATCATCTTTGACTACAATGTCAACAAATCCAATTGAATTTTTTGAAACTTCTTTCCATCTATTAATCATGGAAATAGTTCCTTGATCGGAAGAGGATACGACAAAAATAAAACCTACATCCTTAAGAGAGACTGACTGTCTTTCAATAGCCATTGCCCAATATGGAAAAATCCATTCTCTTTTATATATAGGACAACCTATAATTAGTTTCATTTTTCTTCAGTTGTTTTTGTTTCTTTTTTGGCAACTGGTTTAGTCACTGGCAAAACTTCTTCTTCTGTAGCTTCTGCAACTTGAACTTGCTTTTGCAACTTAGGCTCCTCAACAGCAACTGGTGTTGGTGCTGATTCCTCTTCTTCTGCTAATTCATCTTCAAGAGCATTAAAGATGTCCATGATTCCGTTGATCACGTCAACAAGAATTGTAAGAGCCATACGACTCTGGCCATTTCCCACTGCAATTTCAAAACCTTTTACTGCGTCTTCTTCTCTAAGGTACTGCTTAGAAGTGTCTGATGTTATAATGAATGGCATTATTCCTCACTCTGAATCGTTAAGTTTGATTCTTCTATCTTAACATCATATTGCTCTTGAAGCAAGTTCTCAACAGTATTGATCCAATCAGGATCTGATCTTTTTATATTTGGAGAAGTTTTTCTTCCGTTTTGGTTTTGTGGTCTAACAATATTGCCCACGCCTTTTCTTTTTGAAGGCATATTTCTGGAACCCTTTTTAGCTGGCGTTTGTTTGTCGCCTGCAACTGTAGCAGTAGGAGCTGGAGGGTTAGCTGTAGCTTGTGCATCAATAATATCTTTTTGCTGATCTGTTTGTATTGCGCTAAACAAATCATCCATATTAGCTTCAGGATCTATTCCCATTTCAGTTCTAGCTTCAGTCAAAGTAACCAA